CTTTACTAATGTCTGCTTCAGTCCAGCATCTTTAAGTATCAACTTTAACTTTGCCTTAGTGGGTGCTGTGTATCCTTCGACTTCCCAACCTGCTGGACTCTTCATCTCCTCTGTCTTGGCAGGGAACTCTTTCTGTAGTCTGTCTAATAACTCAGCACGTTTACTGGCAAGCTTCAGCTCTAACTTCTCTGCTTTCTCTATATCAAACGCAAACCCTTTCTTCTCTTGTAGTCGCATGATAAAAGCAAACCAGTGTTCTATCGCTAACATCTCACCTCTAGGATTACCACTCATCAGATAGTCATATAGGATTTGTGTTACAATTGTATCACGTTCACAGTACTTCCTCATCTCATCGTTGTAACTATCAAACGCTCCGTCTTCCTCACCGTATGATAGCTTAGTCAACTTGTTCAGCCGTAGTCCCCAAGCTTTCAA